AGCCAGGCTTGCTCTTCTGACCGCGAATTCACGGTCGAGTTGGTCATCGCGCGGTCCCACTCGATCATGGCCGCCTGCCATTGCTGCGCCGCCAGGTCCTGTGGGATGGCGACGCCGTTCAGTTTGAGGAAATCCTTTAGCTCGGGCTTCGGCCACTTGCCCATCATCTTCGGGTATTCCTGGTGCTTGTACTGCCGGGCCACGTAGGTGCCGTGCTTGCCCGCGGTGTCGATGTACTCGTGATGCCCGCGGCGAATCTGCTCCTGCTTCGATGGATCATCCATGTTCATGCCTGCCATAATGCGTGCGCCTCCTAAGCGCGAGAAAAAAGGGAACTCTGGGAGATCGAGTGGGGGTGAGCCGGTCGGCTAAATTTAGCTGCCGGACTCAGTTTCCGCTTCGGCCTTGGCTTCGTGATACGCCTCTTCTTCGTCGGCGCTATTCACGACCAAGGGTTGCTTGCCGACTCCGGAGGGATGATCGACGTGGTCGACTGCTTTGGGGAATTCCTGGTGCTCATAGTCGGCGGCAGTAGCGGCTTGCGCCTGCTCGTGCGCGTCGAACGGGGTGGGCTTCACTTCTGATTTTCCATCGAGATTGGCCATGATGATTTTCCTTTTACAACAAAATTGTGTGGGGGAAGGGTGGGCGCTGATGACGCTCAACGCCCGAAGCGGCTGAGAAAACTAGTGGAAACGAAAACGACTAGGCGAGGCGGCTCGGAATCCACTTCGCGCTGACCACGTTCCAGCAGAAAGTAACTGGAGTCGTAGCTGCCGTGGTGGTTCCCGCGGTCGCGATATTTCCCGCTGCCGTCCAGGTCCAAATGCCCGTGGGGTTGGCGGTGAAGCAGCCGCCCTGGGTTGTATTGAACCCGACCGGAATGTTGAAGCCGGTGATGGCCGCAGTGCCCGAGATATTAAAGTACGGGCCCGACGGCGTGATCGCTCCCGCAGCTGAAGCCACGGTAGCGGTCTGTCCCCAGGTGGAAGGATTCGCCCAGGGATTTTCCCAGCCGGGGACCCAGCCCCCGGTGATGGTTGAACACAGCCATTGCGCCCCGGTCAGCACATTGACCCAGGGGGTCGTGGGCGTATTGGCAGCGGTGCAGGTGCTGCCATCGGGCGGGTCTTGGGTGAACAGCCCGCTCGGAACCGGATTCCCGCCTAGCGCTACAGTGACGGAGTAATTGGGTCCGTAGAGCACCATTGCTCCCGACACATGCGGCGCCGCCTGCGTGCCCATGTAGCCGCGGAACACAGTCGCGACGCAGGAGCTATTGATCGAGAACACGCCCATCGCTTCCCGGTCCACATAAATAATGCTCGACGGAGTTCCCGGAAGAACGGGACCCGCGATGCCAGTGCACGAGGCCAGCGTGAGTGATCCGGAAATGGTTGGCGAACTTCCGGAGTACAGCGCGGGGCCTGATACGGCCCCGGAAAGGGTGGTTTGGGTAAGCGCAGTCTGGCCGACAGCTAGTCCGGCCAAACCCGCCACAAGAACGAGAAGGGATGCGATCTTCGTTCGGAAGTTCATGGTCTGTTTTTTCTCTTTTCTTTTGGGAATTTGAACTGCCGGACTTATCAGGCCCGGCAGTGTGCTACCGGACTTAGCTGGCGATGCGCACTCCAGCCTGGGGATACATGGTCAGCCAGCCGCCCAGCACGTCGAGCCTCATCAGCAGGCGGTCGGTGTTGATGTCGGGCATGGCCCACATGCGGATGGCAAGGCCGAGTTCCTTGTCTGCCGCCATTTCCATGATGTGCTGGTTCTCGTACATTTCGAGGTCAGCGCATCCGAAGCAGAAAGCTTCAGGATGGAAGGCCAGGCCGCGGTAGGACTGAACCGCAGAGGCGCCCTGCACGGTGATGGCTGCGCCGTTCGCGGGAGAGACATCGACCGTCTGGTAAGGACCAGCCAGGGTGATGCCGTCGCCATCGACGCAAGCAATCGGAATGGTGACCGCTCCCGCGCCCGATGAATTGACGTTGGCGGTGACCACAAACGGCCGCAGATCGCCGGTCGATTGGCGGGTCAGCGGGTTGATGCGGTGGACGCCGGCGAAGAAAACGATGTCGCCCGCAACCAGCACGTTGGTGATCGAGTTCGACCAGGCCTGAGTAATGATGGAGCTCCCGGTCTGTCCCGCACCATTGACCGTCGGGGTTCCGCCCTGGGTGCCGGTGGTGAACGTCGGTGCGTTCTGGGTCATGAACCAATCAAAGCCCAGGCCTTTTGCGACCAAGCCCTTGAAGTAGTCCTCCGCTCCGCCTTCTCCCTTTGCCATATTGCGCAAGAAAGCAAACTGCGTGCCGGATGCGGTTGAGACCAGGCCTTGCAGTGCGGGGAAGATGGCCCGCTGCATGCGCGGCGAGATGTGCACCGAGAGACCTTCCTCTTCATCGACGGGGAAGCCTTCATCGGCCAGGACCTGCAGCGCGTTGAGGTAGGTGTCGGGAGTGTTCGGCACCGTCCCAGGGGTTCCGACTTCCGCCGGCACGTTCGCGAATTGCTGCATGCCGTCGTAGTCGATGTCGTTCGCCAGCTGCACGATCTTCGGCTTGGTGACGCGGTTGGTGAAGTCATCGAGCGAAAGTGCGAGATCGCTCGAGGTGAAAGCGCAGGCCTGTTGGTACTGCTTGTTGAGCACCAGAGGGACCGAGCGCTCGATGTAGTCCTGCAGCTGGATGCCTTGTCCAGCGGTTGAGACCGAGCGCGCGGGCTTCCGGATGTTCAGGATGTAGCCGATCTTCGCGCCAGCCTTGCCGAATTTGTCGTCGTAACGGCGGACGACTTTCTTGGTGAAGGAAATCGAGTTTTCAAGCACCATGAGGTTCTTGAAACTGATCTCCTGGTTGGTGAGGATCATGTTTGCCAAAGTCGAATCTCCTTAGGGGTTACGCGCCTCGGCGCTGGGCGGCCTTGAACGCTCGGTAGTCGCGTTTTCCGGCGGCTTCGCGCGAGGTCTGCGATGAGGAAGTGGCCGAGCTCGAGACCGGGCGCACCGGCTCGGGAATGTTGGCTCTCGGCTTAGGTTTTGGGGTTCTCTCCGCGCCGGCGGCAGGCTTTTTGCCCGCTTTCGGATTTAGCTTTTCAGCCAGGCGGCCGATTTCGGCCGCCGCGCGGTAAGGCGTCAACTCCGCCAGCTCTTCGAGGAACTCGGGATGCTGCCCCAGGTAATAGGTCACTGGCGGCCCTTCTTTTCCGAGATCGACGACGGCGTAGTAAACGGCTTCGGGAAGTGCAAGGGATTGATCGACTACTTCATCCCAGTCATCGTGTTCTTCTTTGAACGACGCGACTGCGGTCTTGTAGTCGGTGAAATTCTGCTCGAGCCGCGAGTCCAGGCTCTTCTTCGCTTCTTCCGCCGCTTCTGTCGCGCGGCGCAGTTTGTAGCGGTAGTCGAAAAGCGCGTCCTCGAACTTTTCGTCGGAGTCGAAGTCCTCGCGCTTGGGGGCTTTCGGCGCTTCGACAGCGGACGCGGCGGCGGTTTTCTCTTTGCCCTGCGGCGTTTTGCCTTCGAGCGCGGCCAGCCGCTCTTCGGCTTTGCGCAACTTGTCGTTCAGCTCCTTGGTGGCCTTCTCGACCGCGCGCTGCTTGCGGCTTTTCTTCGGCAGGGCTTCGAGGCGCTTGCGCTCGGCTTCTTCTTCCTTTTCTGCCTCGGCCTGCTCTTGCTCTTCGAGCTTGGCTTCGTGAGCCTCTTGCGCCTTGTCAAATTCTTCGTCGGAGGCGAAGTCGTCGCGCTTGGGCTCGACCAGCTCCGTCGTCGTCTCTTCGATTGCGGGCGTCTCGGCTTCGTAACCGTTTTCGGTGAGGACTTTCTCGATGGCTTCTTTGGTGGCTCCCTGAGAGCCGGAGGACAAAATAATCCCTGATGGCATCGCTGCGTCTCCTGTGTGAGGTGTGCGGTATTCGGGGTTGGGGTTGAGGGTCGAGTTGCTAATTGAACGAAACAGTGACGTCGGTGGCGGCCGCGGTGACCACGCAGATTCCGTTCACCGTCGCCAGGTCATAGATCAGCGTGACCGGGTTCGTCGCGCCGATGGTTTCAATGGTCGCGAACTTTCCCGACGCCGGCGTGCCGGTGCAGCCTGCAGCTGCGATGTCATAGAGCGTGACCGCGCCCGCGGTGCCGCCATTGATGGTCACGGTGTGCAGATAACCGTTCGTCGGCTTCACCGTGGTAGTGGTCGCGGTCGAGATGTACTTGTACGCGCCGTTGGCGGCGGGCGGAGTCTGCCCTGCGAGAAATGCGACCAGCGTGAAAACAACGAGAGCGATGGAGAACTTTTTCACTGCATACCTCCTATGGGTTGGGGTCGTGGTGTGGGCCCAGCGGCGGGCATCACCGGTTGAACTTTCGGCTCGACCGATCCGGGTAGTTCGGAAGCGTCGTCGCCGGGCCCGGCTTCCTGCTCGATCGACATGCCGGCGTGCAGGGCGTCCATGCGCTTGTTAATGAGTTCGAGCTGCGCTTCGAGCGAGGCCTGCGCTGCGGCGTCGTGCGATTTCAGCTGCTGCAGCACCAGCTGGGTGTGATCGTTCATCGCCGCAATGCGCTCGCGCGATTCGAGCTCCAGGCGCTTGGTGCGGATGGTGTCCGAGGCTCGGTTAAGCTCAGCGACCAGCTGGTTGTGCTGCACACCCAGCGCCTGGAGTTGCGACGCGGCCTGTGCCAATTTCGCCGCGGCGTCGTCAGCATCGCCTTCCTGCAGGTTCGGAGGAAGAAGTTTCTTGAAGCGCGCGGCCAGCACGTCGGCGTCGGGAAAGTCCGCGTTCTTGGCCCAGATATCGCCCAGCATGGGCAGCAGCTGCGGATTCTCGGTGATCACCGCGGTCATCGCCTTGAAGGCTTCCTGGCGCGCCGCCTTGTACATGGGGCCGGTCGAGAGTGTGACGTCGTAGTAGCCCGCCCCCACGTCATAGGCCTTCTTGAGGCCCATCTGCGCATTGAGCATGGCGTGGGCGTCTTCCGGATCCGAGTTCTGCCCGTTGAAGACCACCGCGTGCTTGACCGAGTCGTCGGGATTGATGATGCGCTGCACCCGCGCCGCGGGAATCAGCTTCGGCCACAGATCGAGCAGGATCCGGCCCTGCCAGGCGATGGCTCGGTTCAGGTTGTCGTGCCAGGTGACGGACCCAGTGTCCGACTGCCCTTGGCGAGTGAGGATGGCAATCCCCGACTCCTGCGCGGCGCCGCCTTCTTCGCCGAGCGACGGCCCGTAAATGCCGATCACCGCCTTCATGTCGTAGTCGGCCTGCTGCACCAGCTGGTGCATGGCCTGGATGTTGGCTTCGCGGCCGGCGCGCGCTGGCTGCGGAAGCGGCCGGCCTTGTGTATCCCAGGCTTTGAAGTACACGTGGGAGAAGTTCTTGCGGTTCAGCTGGCGGTAGTCTTCCCCGTACTGCGCGTTATCGTCGGCCACCCAGAGCGGGTCTTTCGAGGTGAGGTCCACCTGCTCGACCGCGCGCGTGACCATGAAGTCGTAAATGCGCTGCGCGTCTCGATAGTCGCGCACCATGCCGGCGCGGTAGATTTTGCCGTTGATGTTCAGCCGCACCCCGTTGACTTCGGGGAACGGGATGTAGCGGCCCAGGTACTCGTAGCGCTTGAGCACGCGCAGGGCGTCGTGCTTCACGCAGTGCACCTTGCGCACGATGGTCTCGCGCTCCTGGACGATGCGGTCTCGCTCTTCTTTCGCGATCTCGTCTTTGAGCTCGGTCGAGCCGTCGTCGAGCAGGCACAGAACTTTCGGGGTCAGGTCCATCCACCAGTATTCGGCGACCCGGACGCCGTTCTTGGTGACCCAGCCGGGTTCGGCATTGCCGACTGTGGTCGGGAAGTGGAGTTTTGCTAGCTCGGTCTCGCCGAATTCCGCGACGTAGTCTTCTTTCGCGTAATCGGTGACCACGTGCCCCCACAGCGGGTCTTGCCCTAAGTGATTGCGCACCGGCGAGAGGTACACCGCGAAAGGGTTCTCGATGTCCTCGATCCGCGGCTCCTGCTCGAACGAGCGCTCGTGGATGTAGTCAGGACGCACCCGCCAGGCCTTCCAGCCGATGCGCATCATCATGTCGTAGGAATTGTCGTAGGTGACGTCGGCGACGCTCGCCACTTCGATGTGGCGCAACACGCCCTGGTGAATCTTCGCGACCTCAAGGTCAGCGCCGGAACCGACGGGCGAAACCAGCATGGCCGGCCGGTGCTGGCGTTCTTCGCCGGTGAACTGCCGGAGAAATGCTGGGGCGCGGTTGATGGTGAGACAGGGCTTGCCTTCGATCTCGCGGTTGGCTTTGACCGCCTCGTCCCACTGCCCGGTGCCGATTGAGAAGTTGAGGTCCTCGAGTCCCTGGCGGCGGGCGTCGGACTCGGCTTCGGCCGTGATCTTGAAGCGCTTGAGCGAAGTCGCGATCAGGTCTTCGTCGCGGCCGCGGGATCCGCCGCGCTTCTTTGATTTCGATGAGAGGGTTACGGGCACGAGACTTTAAGCCAGGTCGGAGAGCTTCTTGGTTCCTTTTCCGATTTCGGGGTAGCGGCGACGCACCGCGCGTCGAACTTTCTTCTTCTCTTCCGGAGTTCCGTTCTGCGACACCCTGGACAGTGCATTGCGGGCGTGGGAGCGGTCCTCGATGGGATAGCGCCGACCGCCAAGGGCAAACTCGCCCGCGGGGATCTTCTTACGCGCGCTTGTGGTCAGCTTTGCCATCGCCCACCCCCACTTCTTCGATTACAACCCTGACGTCTGCTTCCTGGCAGAGCACGATGTTCGCGCCGCGGCTCTGGTGGCCGTCGGCTGTGCAGTTCCACGATTCCCAATCAGAGTAGTGGCCGATGACCACGCGATCGCCACGCTTGAGCGTCGTCGGCTTGAAGACTTGCTTGGTCAACTCCCAGGTGAGGCCGGGCTTTTCATGCCACTTGCCGGGTCCCACCGCGAGCACCGTGCCGATGCGCGTGCCGATGTCCTTGTTGCGCGCGATGTCGGGCACGTGGAGTAGCGTCCGGTCGGTGGCTTCGTCGAGTTCGATAAGAATGTGATTCCCGAGGGGCTTGATCTTCCGCGGGTCGAACCAAAGGACAGAGGTGCGCGGCTGCCGCCAGGTGTCGCCGGAAACCGGCGCGTGCTTGATTTGTTCGCGTGTCTTAGGCAAGGTCGCTCAGCTTTCGCGTCTGATGATCGTGCTTTTTCTGCATGCGCTTGCCTTTGGCGGTTTCCTTCGACCCGCGCATCGCGCCCAGGTTGTTCATGGCGCCATAGACGTATCTGTCGGCGCGCTTGCCCGTGAAGCCCTTCTTCGCGGCCTGCGTCTTCAATGCACCCCCAGATATACGAGCGCGGCGACAACCAAGATCGCGCCGGCGAACGCTCCGACCACCACCCCGCACCAGAACCAGTAGTTGTCAGGCATGGGGTTGCGACGGCTTTCTTCGCGCCCAGGGGAAGTCCGGGTCGTTGCACACGCAGGGGCATTCTTCCGAAGCACAGAGCGAGTGCACGCCGCCTTTGCAGCCCTCACACATCAGACGACGCCCGCGGCGCTGCGCCGTCCCCAGGTGGCCGTAGAGCGGTGAGCCGGCGTACTCCGGAACTCGCCCGGCCGCGAGCTGGCTCTTGAGATTCGGGGGCATGTCGGTGCGGGGATAGATCAGCGCCATTCCTCCGGTGACCTCGTAAGGCTCCTCGTCGCAGGCGAGCAGCTCGACGAAGTCATCGAAACTCACAGCTATTTGCGGCCGCGTTCGGTGTCGATCGCGCGCGAGTTCCCGAAGTAGGTCTTCGGCAGCCCGCAGCCCACCTTGGGCGTGGGTGGCTTCTCGTTCGAGGTGATGACCTTGCGGTTTTCAAAGCCCGAGCCGATGCCGGGTTTTGCTGGTTTGCCTTTCATGGTTGTCTCCTCAGGTTTTTAGACTTCCGATTCGTCTTCGGTTTGGGACCCGTTTTCGCCGGCCTTCGACAGCCCAGCGTGCTTGGCCAGGTGGCTCGAGATGTGCTCTCCGCCTTTGGCCACGCCGTCTTTATTGAACTGGTACTCCTTCGGATCGTTCGAATAGCCGGTGTACACGTGCTTGATCACGTGGCCGCCGCCGAGCCGCGGGCTAATCTCGAGGTGATCGAGCACTTTCGGCGCGCGCTTCGGCTTCGAGCTCTCTGCTACTTGAATGGACATTGTTTAACTCCCTCAATCGTTCGTAAGTTGCCAGCGGAAAGAACATCAGACCGAGCGCCAGCGGGTCGTGCAGCCAGTCACACGCCATGTGCAGCGGCGGTTGCGCGCTCTCCATCACCAGAGCGATGTGGCGCCGGCTAACGAAGGCACGGGTTACCCCATCCATCCGCCGTCACCACTGGCCCGCACACTCGCGCTCACCAGCGGTGGATCCACGCTCAACCGCTTGCGCTTTGAAACCGGCGCAGCAAAGGTCAGCGCCAGGGCATCGCCGTCGTCCGGAGAAGAAGAGTCGAGGCCCAGCTTCACCAGGCGCTTCTTCATGTCGTCTTTCGATTCGAGCTTTACCCGCTGCAGCCGATCGCTGACCAGGATCGGCTTCTGCAGGTCCGCCGCCAGGCCGTGATCGTTGTCGATGGCGCCCCCGCGCCTCATCCAGCCCTTCATCTCGTCCCACATGAAGTCACGCCAGTACGCGCAGTGGGGTTTCGGCGAGTCGGCACCAAAGTTCACCAGCATGATGCGGTCTTCGTAGCCCAGAGCGCGGACGCCCGAGTACACCGAAGAGGCGATGCCGGCGGAGTCGAAGAAGATCATCTGCACATGCTCGCCGTCGTAGCTTTTCGCGAGCACGTCGACGATCTTCCCGATCATGACCGCGGGGTCCCTGGTGAATTGTCCTTTGACCGAAATGGGCGGAATCGAGCGCGCGTCGAGGCCTTTGCGGAAGCGGATTACGTTGTCGTCAGCGCCGCCCCAGGCGAAATCAACTCCCGCGACCAAGGGATCCTGATCGAGCGCGATGCCGTCCGCGAGCTGCGCCTGTTGCACCAGCTCGAGGTCGATGAATTTGCCGCCGCCGGCGAGAGGAAATAAACCCTTCCAGCGCACCCGAACGTGATCAGAGTTTTCGCCGTAGAGCGCGATCTCTTCGTTGATTTCTTCAACGTTGGTGCCTTCGACCGTCCGGCTGTCGATGATCTCCGGCGACCAGCGGTGGCGCTGATCGCCGAACACCGCCTCGTAGAATGCGCCCTCGGAGCGCGTCGCCTGGCTGCAGGCGATCCAGAGAATTTCGGTGTCGGCATCAGAAAGCGCGCCCGACACCGTCTTCCAGATCGAATCAGGAATGCCGCTGGCTTCGTCGAAGATGATCACCAGGCGCTTGCCTTGGTTGTGGGCGCCGGCGAAGGCCTGCGGGTTATCCTCCGACC